CCGTCTTTACCACCAGTTATGGTAGCGGCGGAACGGGCGGCAGCGATGAATACCTTTGCAATGGCGGTATCGAAACGGACGGCAAGAGCCTTACCCAACTCGTTAGCGTAGACGCTGCGGATGTCGTAGTGGTTCTTGAGGTCGTCGATGGAACTGAGGAACGTAGAAGCGAGAAGGACGTCGTCGATGGTGATGACTACTTCGTTCTTCTTGATGTCGCTCAAGTAGCTGTTACCGCTGTCAGCGATGTTCTGCCCTGGAGTGTAGTAGGAAGCGGAAGCAATGCCCGTAACGGGGAACTGCGCGCTCTTACCGTTCTCGATGGTGCGCATCGTGTGAAGGTTCTTGAAAACGTTGTTTTCTTCGAACGTCGTGAGAATTTCGCCAGCAAACTTCTTCAGAAAGAGAGCGTCAACGTCTCCTGCTGAATTAATCTGACCGACGCGTGAGGGAGAGGTGTCTCCATTAGCCATGATTTATTGTCTCCTTAATTTGAGAATTAATGTTTAGAGTCGGCAGAGCGACAGCTCGTGGACTCGCTTGTGGTGTTTGACCTCAACGCGTCGAGTTCGTTCGAAGTTATCCCGCGCACGGGGCAACGACTAATGTCGTCGAGTGATGTCGAAAGTGTTATCGCCGACCTCCTGGGGTGAAGTAAAAGCCGACTATGAGAGGATAAATGCAAGTTACGGCAAAGAGGGAAATATGTCCGCTTGTAATTGCCATATTGGCTTGTGAAGCTTGAAGATCGATGAGTCCCCATAGGTATGAGTTTCGACCTTCTCCGTCAATGTTGGTTGTTGTGAGGATTGGAACACTCGGATAGACGGTGGTAAGGAGGGTGATTGCCGAGAGCGTACACATCCCGATAACAGCGAGCATACGCCTAGTACCGCGAACAAAAGCGCCGCCTTCTCCACCTGTAAGTGTTTCTTGAAATTTAAGTGCATAATCGTTATTCCTTGCTTCCCGTATCATTTCCAGTTCGTACTTCTGTTGACGGGCATCGACCATAGCGCCGAATACCCCCTTCAAGATAGATCCCATCGCAGCGGAACCACCGCCAGTCAGGAACAACGTCAACAGTTCGAACATGGTTAGATATTGGATACGGCTAGTCGTCGGTCCAACTCGGCATGATACGCTTTGTCTCCGCTCTTATAGCGAGGATCTTGCATAGCCCGACTGACTTCTTGCATCGATTGAAAAGGCATGGTCGAAGAACCAGTCGTACTGCCTGTGACGAGCTTAGGTGGATTACCGCCTACTTCAGCCTTGTAACGGGCGTACAAACCGCTTACCGCAAGCTTTGCGTGTTCGACCGCTCCTTCGGTAACAACTTCGTTAAAAGCGTTCATCTCTTCGTCGGACAACGTCTTGCCCGCCCATTCAGCCATTGCTTCGTAATCGCCGTTGGCTGCCGATTGAATTTGCGTAAGTGCTTTTTCAATTAGAGCTTCTTGACCCTCGACGTGTCTCTGTATTAACTCACGACTAATTCCCGCTTTAGCTAGAACTTCATACGTTTCGTCAGCAAGTTGACCTTCGCTTTCTCTATATTCGACGATAGCCTTATCAATAAGATTTTCAACAGAATGAGATTCGTCAGTTACTTCAGTCTCGTTTTCTACCTCTCCTTCTTCCTCTTCTTCTTGTTGTTGTTTACCCGCTCCCAACTTCGATTCAAGTTCTCCGTAAGCTTTGGCGAGGTCTTCCGCTGACTCAAACTTCTCTGGTAGCCATTTTGGGCGTTCTTGCTCGCTTTGAGGTTCTTCAACCTCCGTTGCTTGCTGTTCTTCGGGTTCAATCTCGTTAGGTGCTGGTTCGTTTATTTCGACTTTTTGATAATCTGCCATGACGTTTGTCCGTTTTTATTGTTTGGTTGTTATTGTTCAACAGGCTGTTCCTGCTGTTGTTGCGCTATAGCGTTGATAGTAGGCGCTACGGCGGGCGCTCCAAGCTTCATCATCATTTCCTGTTGTTGCGCTTGTTGCATAGCCATCTGAATTTCTTCGTCCGTCTTGATAAGTCCTTCGGTCTCGATTCCCAATGCGGTTGCACGGCGTTTGAAGTAATCGCTTACGTTTACGTATTGAGCGACCGCTTGTGGACCCACCACTTGATTCGCTCCTGCCAAGAACAGGTCGAGACGATTAAGATCGTTACCGCGGCCAAGAGCCTCGACGCCTGTTACGATGGTAGGCTTGACGATGTCCTTCGGAAGTTTAGGCAACCTATCCTTCTTGCTCATGCGATCCATAAGACGGGTAACGAGCGGAAGTTGAAACTCTTGAGACAAGATCGAGTAAAGCCCGCCAAGAGCCGCTTCGAGTTCTTGCGACAACATCCGTATTTCCTCGGCGGTTACGCGGTCTGCGTCCCTGACTACGGAACTGTTCAAAAGAAAGGCGTGACTGAGACGGTCTTGGATCTGAGCCATAACCGTTTGAGCTACGCGAAAGTCGTTGAATTTATTAAGTTGAAGTACCGACACGTCTCCTTCGGATCCCTGCACGATTGCTCCGTTAGGAGCTTCGGCAAGCGTACGCGCGCGAGTAGTGCCGTTTGGATTGACCATGAACAAGACCTTGGCGGCTGCTGCAGAACCTTCCACGATAGCCTTGGTCAACGATTCCAAGCTCTTCAAGTCACCTATGTATTCTTCGACAAAGCCACGACCGTAGTCTTCCCCGTCTATACGGGTATATCTAAGCGGTAACCACGGAGATTTGTCTATCGGGTATTCTCCGCTTGAGCTTTCGATAACGATTCCCTTGACGTCTTGCTTGACCACGAACTTGTCGCCTTCCCTACAGATCGACGTATACAGGTCGCAGTTGTTGTCTTTGGATTCTTTGTAAACTTCTTGTCGTACTTCTTCGGGAAGCATGAACGGAGCAACGGTCTCCTTGACGGCAATGTGCGTGACGTTCCCCATCGCATCGCGCTTGACTACGTAACGGTCGGGACGAAAGACCCGCATACCTCCTTCGTCGGGAAGATAAAGCAAGGCGTTTCCAGTAATCAACAAATTCTTCAGCGCTTCGAACACGCCGACTCGGAACGCTTCAACCTCGACTTCTTGACTTACGGCTCGTTCAACGTCGCTTAAAGCTCTCTCAAGATCGGTACGGAGTTGTTCGCCTCCTTCTTCGCCCAAGTCCGCTTTTGCCTTTTCAAGCTCGTATCGGTCGATCACCAAGCGAAAGAACGGCGAGTTAGGCGGTAACAACGCCATCAACAACTTGGACGCCAGATTGTTCACGCCCCTTGCTCCGATGCCTTGGTACGGCGTATAGTATTTGGTATGAGCGCCGTGACCTTCGGGCGGTAAGACGTATGGGATCGTCAGTTCAGACGAGGTACGACCTCGATCAAGGAACGACCACCGCAGTCCTTCGAGCTGAGTATAGAGGCTTTGAGCCGTTTCGTAATGCATAAAAGTTATAACGGATCTACAGGCGTCCAGTCTTCGTGACTGAGTACGTCCAAGATTTCCGAATGAGTTAATTCAACATCGTCTTCGTCGAGGAAGCTAGGTCGGTTTCCTTCGTACTTGATGAAAGTCTGAGAACCGTCTACTGAGTAACGAAGCGTGTCTGCCGAGGTTTCCATGACCTGACTGAAGTCGATTAAAGGGACGTCTACAGCGTCGATTATTACGTATTTTTTGCTCATGTTATGTCCGTGTAAGAGGTTCCGTAAACCGAGCTTATGTAGTTGCCTACAGCGTTCAAATTGGTAGTCGAAAGAGGTTCGTCGAAAACCAAGACTTCGTAAAGCCAACCTTTCAAATGGTAAGACGGGGTTTCAGTAGTAGAACCGAGCCTCATGTTTCTTGTGTCATCAAAGTTACCCGCAATCGCATTTGCAGTCTGACTAGAATTAAAGACGTTGGTTCCACCATCCTTGAATATCTTGTATGTGTTACCTGTTTTATCCGAAACGATAGAGGCTAACTGAGCGCCTGTGCTCGCAAAGTAACCCGTAGTAGCCACACCACTAAGACGGGCATTTCTGAAGACGTCGACATAAGCGGCTGAACTACCGTTGTATAACCTTCCCGTAGATCCACCCCCTATACCGACAGGTTCATACGCTGAGTCCGTGTCAGGCTCAAATAGGAAAATTGCCGTACCGTCAAAATTACTGAAGTCGCCTAGCATTCCGAGCATGAAGACGTCCATGTAATCGTCCGTGCCGTCGAAGTAAACTCCGCTAAGCGAGGTATTGATTTGGTTCGTGTTGAGGACAGGAGCATTCCCTGCAATTGCATGGTAGCCTCGTGCTTTGTCCGTCCATCGATAGACTTGTTCCGTGTCCGCTGGCGTCGTTCCGTCTGACTTGAACAAATTCGATTGAGCGGAGAAGTGCATCACGGGTGTCACCGTTGTCGAATAACTTCCGTTCAATGCGTAGCTTCCCGAAACATTGTTGTATTGGTGGACCCGATACTTGTTGTCGATATACGAATGGATGGTGTTAAAATCCGTGTCGCTTAGGACCGTGTTAAAAACCAAAACCTCCGAAATAAAACCGTCCAACTTGTAGGTTGAGTCGCCACACCCAATCTTCATCGCGCCACCTGTCGTTTGAAAATGCGATGAAGCGTAAGAAGTGTGATCGAATTGGAGTCGGTTGTTGTAGAAGATTTTGTAACTGACTGCCGAGTTATCTATCCTGAGACCGAATGTTGCGGCACTTCGATTCGCAGGGTATTTTTCATTGTATTGACCATTGACGATCCGAGTATTTAAGAAAGAGGAACTATATAACCCAGCTCCGCTGAAAGTCCTATCGTCACCTGCGTAAGAACCAGTATCGGTCAAAGAATAAGACCCATCGTTTTGCGGTTGATAAACAACGATCATCGTCGCGTCCTTCGCACTAAAATCAACGGACGTGAAAAAGTCGGAGTCGGACATGACGTCGTTTGATCCGTCAAATTCGACAGCGGGTTTTCCGTTCAACCAACTTGCTTTGAAAGTAGGTTGATTGGTTGCTTCGGTAAAGTCGTTCCCGTTTCCGCTTCGATCCCCCCAAGTTGCGACTGAAGCTCCGTCGCTTGGGTTGTTGGACGAACTGCTCCCGTCAAGGATCGATGCGTCCAAGTGAACCGAGGGTACGACGTCGATGCCATACTCGTCGTCTAAGTTGTAAGCGAATCCCGTATTTTCGTAATATTGCCATGAGGCTCCGTCGTAAACGTAGATGTCTTCCGTATCGGTTCCGTAGGCGATCACGCCCGTGGCGTCCCCTGTACGAGCCAAGATGTTTGCATGAGTGTCTCTCACGTCGATTCGGAACCCTCCTGCTACGGCAGGTTGGACGAATCCATTGAATGTGGGCAGAACAAGCGTCATTAACTTATGTCGGTTACGGTTATGCCGTGCTTGTTTCCAAGATAGGTGTTGACCGTGTTGACGTTTGCATCGGAGAGCGAAGCATCAAACACAATGTGCTCGAACAACCAATGCGGTGAGTAATAATTTAAACTTCCAGCGAACATCTTAATGGTCTTAGTGTCCTCAAGATAAACCCCTGATGGAGCAGTTGTGGAACCCGCTATATCAGCTCCACCGTTTTGGTAGCAAGTGGTCCTATTGGCCGTTGAGTTCGTTCTAAGGCAGAAAATATGCCGACTAGCAACGGATGCGTCTGTCACAACGCTCGTGGAAAAAGAAACCCCATTTGCGGACCCTTGCTCCGAACCGAACGGCAACCAGTTGTATACCAAGCTTCCCGAAGCACCGTTTATACGCATCCTCGGTTCGTTGGTGTTTGACGTTCCTTGAAGGACGAAGTGATTCCCTTCGGGCGACAATCTCCATACCCAAAAGATCGTGATGTTTGCGGCAGAAACCTCCGAGCTTGTTGTACCTGTAAAATCAAGTTGATCCGTATTTGAGTAGCATAAGCTTGATACGCTTCCGATCCCTGCCTCTTTACAAAGAATCGGTTTGTTTGCCGCAGTAGATTGGACAAAGTCGAAACCATTGCCAGAGCGGTCAGCAAAGCAACCTACTCTAGTACCGTCAGTAGTTGCCGCAGTCCCCTTGCCTGAGTCCGTGAAGAAGGAAGACGAATACGAAGGGTCCAGCCAAAGGTGAGGACTGAGTGCGGTTATGTCCGAATCATTTACCGCTTGACCGTCCGAATCGTACACCTTCCAATCCGAACCGCTATAAACAATGATCTTGTTAGTGTCTGTCTCGAAAAGAGTGTCTCCAGCGCTTGGCGATGCGGGGCGAGTCGATGATGTGCAGGTTAAGAGTGTGCTAGTCATGGTTAAGTTGCAGTGTCTCCTGCCAAAACGAAGACGTCGGCCGCCGTTGCAACCAAGGAGGCGACTCCGTGTTGGCCTGCGATCTTAGTGTGGCTTTGGCGATTGTTAATGGTCGTAGACGATGCTGTGAAACTGACTTGGCCCGCTCCTTTTTGGATGATCGAACAATTGAATCCTGCGCCGAGTCCCGAAGGGACGGTAACGGTGACAGCCGATGCGTTGTCGCAGGTAATGACCTTGCCCGCATCCGATGCCACAAGAGTGTAGGTTGTCCCCGTCTGATCGTTCAAGGTTGCGTCAAATCCAAGGATCGCATTTCCGTCGAAATTAAAGTCGGATAGGTTGCCTGCGTCGATGGACACAGCGCCTGTCAATGAGTTAACCGAAGACACGGGAGCTGAGGCCGCAGCCATAAGGTTCGTTACCGAAATCTTCTTAGTCGTCGGAGTCCCCGCAACGTCGTCCACGATAGCGAGTAAGTCGGCTCCTGCGGGAGTTGCCGAAAGCTCCGTAAGTTCTGTTATTTTTTTATTAGCCATTATTCTTCAAATAGTAGTATTTCGTTATCTTCCGTGGTCATCGGATCCTCGTCTTCGGTAAGTATAGCTAGGTCGGGAAAAGAATCGAACCCGTAAAGATTACCAAAGGCGGGTCTTATGAACTGATTCGGTAGTGCTGTTATCTCACTAGGTTTATCTAGCTGATCTGTGAAGGTAATTGACATTACAAGGAATCGGTAGTGCCGTCGGCAAATACGGAATAAGTGCCATCGGTATACGACGAAACGTTGGCTCTTATCTTTTGGTAATGCCCGTGGTCATCGCGTACAAGGACGTTTCCGTCGGCGGTTACTGCTTCGCTGTGGATCTTCCTCCAACCGCTGCCGATGTACGCTTCAACATCCACAGTCGCACCGCTCGTTACCGAACTGGATACAATGGCGAATGTCCAGCCTTTCGAACGTTCAACGCTGAAGGACGAGCCCGCTCCTGACGCGCTTACGCCGTCTAGGAGAGTGATCTTCTGGAGTGATTTTAACATTGTTAGTCTTTCTTTGTTAGGTGTTTAAGTTAATTCCCGAACCGACGTAAGAACCGCCCATGCTTGGACGACTGCGGGTCAAAGCCAACGTACCTCGCATGGGTCTCGCTCCGCTCCTCTGCCTTTTGGCTTGCTTCGAGCTTACCGCTCTAGTCTCTACCTCGGTCGGAGGAGGAGGCGGCGGCGGTGGAGGCGGAGGCATTTTAGGACTACCCATGCACATGATTATTCTTTCGTTGAAATTATTGTTGTATGTTGTTCTTCGTAAACGTCTTTTAAGAAATCTACTACAAAGCGTTGTCCGACTTTGATCCAGATGTCACGCTCGCTGTCCTTCGGGTCAGCCATACGTACGGGAAAGCGTACGTCCAAAGCGTCGATTAAATCTTTGCTCAAATCGGGCAACTTTCTTTCTATAGAGAAACTCACGGCTAACAATTTAGACCCTAAAACGGGTCAGGTCTAGTCAAATCTTCGTTCAGTTCGCCCGTCACCCCGTGTACTATGTGCGAGTATTTACGCTTTTGCGACGTGGTAAATTCTTTAGGCATCCACAGATACTTCAGTCGTTTGTGCTTGTGATTGTACTCGTCCTTGCGAATCAGATACGCCATCCATGCGTTCGTCAAAGCCTCTTCTTCGGTCATACCTGCATCGTTATAAGCTTTCATTACCGTCTCCCAATTCGCTCCGTTAGTTTCCAGTAACCGCTGGGCTTTAACTACTCCTATCCCTGGAACGCCCTTGAATCCGTCCGTCGAATCTCCCGCTATCGTTTGCATCAAGTGGTAAGCGTCCGCTTCCTCTTCCGTTATATCGTGCATCTCTCCTCGGTTGAAGTCGTAGAACTTACACGGTACGCCCTTGAAGTCCTTGTCGATTGAAACAATCACCCGTTCATCTGATCGGTTGGGACGCTCGGTTGCAAGTATGGCAAGTACGTCGTCCGCTTCGAGATTAGGATAGGTAACCGTCCCGTACTCCTCGTTCATCCATTCGCGTATGGGGTTGAGTCCTATCGGTGCGAACTTGGAACGACGATTGGCTTTGTAATCGGGGAACAGTTTGCGTCGAAAGTTGTTCTTGTCGGATATAGCCAGTATGAAGTCGTCCGCTTTCAAGTGTTCTTTGAACGTCTCCAAACGATCCACGATCCAAGTCTTGGCAATGGCTAGATCGGTATGAACCGTCCACAGTTCTTCTTCCCATTGGACGTTGACTTGAGCCGTGAAGGCAGATTGATACGCCAGTACGTCGGCGTCTATTAACATTATCGTTTTTTTCATTTGTAGAATATGCTCCAGTTGTTTTGATATTTTTTGTATTTTCCTTTGCTCTCGTTCTGCGGATACAGCTTGGCTGTTTTGCCCGTCACTTCGAATCGAGGTATCAACCACCATGTGTCTATGGGTAATACGTAACAAGCCACGACGTCTACTTCCTCGGATATTTTTTCTTTGTGACCGTAACCTACGCCTGTCGTTATGGAGTAACCGCTGCCGTGCAGTCGCTGAGAAGCTTTGACTTGTACCTTTAGGTCGCCAGCAGGACAGGTAACGATACAGTCCCAAGGCATCGGCGTAAGGGGCAAGTGCGGTTCGAAGTTACGTTCCAAGCAAAGCGTAATCAGTTTGAACTCAGCGATTGCTCCGATGCGTTGGGTTTCTGAAGAAGGCATCAGTGAGTTTCCGCCCAGTTCTTTCCTACCTTGTATTCTCCGTCGAGCGGACAATGCATCTTAAAGACTTTACCTGCTTGCCTGATTGCGTTGACTGCAAGCTTGCCGTAAATGTCCGTGAACTTAGGCAAGACCTCCGCTTGGAACTCGTCGTGAACGTTGGCAACAAAGGCGTATTCTCTGCCGACAGCCCAACCCATTCGAGTCAACTCGTTGTGTAATTGAATGACCGCTTGTTTCATCACGACCGCTCCAGCCGATTGCAACAACGTGTTGAGAGCTGCGTGGTCGGAGCGGATAGGTAACTTCCTGCCGTCCAATCCCGTAAGGTAGCCTTGTCGTCTAACCTTTTCTTCGACTGCTATCTTTAGTTTGTTCAATGCAGGAAGAGCGGCAAGGAATCGCGCCTTGAGCATCTTTCCTTCCCGTGCCGTACCTCCTACGATTTCCCCGATCTTCGCATCACCCGCGCCGTATAAGAATGCATAGATGAACGTCTTCGCTTGGTCTCGTGTTTCCAATCCCGCCGCCTGTTGATTGACCGAGTGAATGTCTCCTTCGATAACGTTCTTTCCGTAATGACCGCCGTCGAATCCAGCAAGGTAGTGAGCGAGCATACGCAGTTCCAACCCGCTTGCGTCGCAACCCACTAGGTCGTAACCTTCGCCCGCTTTGAACAGTTCTCTGCATTGCTTGCCGTAAGGCGAGCGGGTAGCAGGGACTTGAGCAAGGTTCGGGAACGAGTGAGTACAACGACCCGTAACCGCTCCGTTGGTGTTGACCCGTCCGTGTATCCGACCGTTACGTACGCATTTGATCCAAGCATTGTCTCCTTCGGCGAGCATACCAAGACGTTTGGTAACCATGAGATAGTGCAAGAGCAGTTGAGCGGACGCATGTTTGACCGACTTCAACACGGCTTCGTCGATCTTCGGCTTGCCGTTCGGAGTGAAGTGAGAAGGTTTCCACCCTAGATCTTTCAATCGTTCGGCTATCTGATCGCCACTGTTTGGGTTGAATGGTTTGCTCTTTGTCTTGTTGTCGAGTTTGGTTGCTTTGTTAGCTAACGCCTGTGTCTTCCCTTCCAGTTTCAACGTTTGCTTTAACTTGGCTTTTGTTTCAGCCGAGTACGTGACGTCGTCAATTTCCACCGACCATCCCGAAGGCGTCTTTGTTTCTTCGACGCTTGGCGGAAAGATCCGTTGTAGTTCGTCCAACAATTCGGCTCGTTTCATAGCCAACTCGGCAATCAGTTCGTCCGCCTTGTCGCTGTCAAACGCAAAGCCTGTCATCTCTTGGTCCCGCATGATCTTGGCAAAGGCGTGTTCGACGTTCAACATACGACTGTCGGGATTCTTTTGTCTCAGGTACGAGCCGACTGCAGCGGTAACGAGTACGTCGCGTTCGCAATACTTCTTCATCTCTTCGCTGTACTCGTCGAACGCGCCTTCCTGCTGTCCGAAGTCGAGCTTGAACATCCCTCCAAGACGTTCGCCCCATGCTTTCAAACTATGCGATCCCCACAGTTCCTTCGGGAACTCGCGACGTTTCATGTCGGCTGAACGAATATCGGAATGCACGGCACGACAAGTTACCATCGTGTCTAGAATACGACAGTTAGGCAACCAGTTGTACAGCTTTTTCAAGACGGGTACGTCGAATCCGATCACGTTATGTCCGATTATGGTGTCCGCTTGGTTAAGCATTTGCAGTCCTTGCGGGATGCCGTCGCCGTGAAACGTAATCATACGGTCTTTGACGGGATCGAAGATGCTTAGACAATGAACGGTCTTGAGGTCTTCGAGTAGGGTGAAATCTTCGATGCCGTTTGTTTCGATGTCGAAGTAAAGGGTACGGAATTGTTTGTTATTCATCACGGTATTTAGAAAGGATGATTCGCACCCATCGCTTGATTGTTATCGTTGTCAGTTGCAAACATCTGCGGATCAGTTTCATTTAGTCTTCCTGTTTTTTGATCGAAGAAGAGCGTCGTAGCCAATCCAGTTTCTCCGCTGAATCGGTTCTTCAATACTCTTATCCGTGTTTGGTTGGCGTCGGACTCGGACTGTTGGTTGCGTTCCAACCCGATGACCATGTCCGACAGTTGAGGTATGGCGTGGGAACCGCGTAGATGGGCAAGACTTGTCGCTGCGCCTTCTTCGTGTCCCGCTCCATGCGGTCGTTTCAAATGACTGACCAACACCATACCGCATTGAGTCTCTTCGACGAGCGAGCGTAGCCTTGTCATCGTGTTGTCAATCAACCTGCGTTCGTCGTCTCCGTCGAAACCGCTCACCACAATCGACAGGTGGTCTAGGAATATCCACTTACAGTCCAGTCCTTTGCATAGGTATCTGATTCGATTAAGCAGATTGTCGCTGTCGCAACTACCGAAGTGATCGTAGGTAAAGAAGCGTCCGTTCCCTACCGTCTCTTCAAACGCAGGTCTTAACGCTTCGTGATGGATGTCCTTTTCGAGATGCAACGGTTTGTTCTCATGCAGCCCGATTATACCCAGAGCCGTGCGTCTCACGCTTTCTTCCAACGCGATGTACCCGACGGTTTGACCCGCTTGTAACAACGAGTAGGCGGCTTCACGACAGAACAACGACTTCCCGATTCCACTACCCGCGCATATCGTAACGAGTTCACCTCGCCTCAAGCCGTGCGTCATGTCGTTCAACGATTGATATGGATAAGGTTGAGCCTCGACGTTGTTTACTTCCGTCAGTTTTTCCCACAACTCAGCCGCTCCTATGATCCCGTCAGGCCGATAGTCCCTCGCTTCATACGTCGCTTGGCATATCTCCTTGGCACGATTTGCAACGAGCATATCGTTCGGGTCTTTCAACGGAAGCTCTGCAATCTTTGCCTTTCCTGGGGTCAACAATGCCGCGCATTCGGTCGCTCCCTTCCGTCCGCTGTCGTCCATGTCGAACATGAAGACCACTTCGTCGTACCTTTCGAGCCAGTCAATCGCTTGAGCCACGTGGTTCTTAGCGCTACCTGCTCCGTGAGGTACGGAAACGACAGCCCATTTGTTATTCCACGCTTGAGACACGGACAAAGCATCGACCTCGCCTTCGGTTACGATTACTCGACGTCCTCCGTCACTCCATAAGTGTTGACCGTATAAGCCGATGAGTTCTCCACGTACCTCAAACCTTTTGTTTGCGTAACGGATCTTCTGACCGACTAACTTGCCGTCCCGACTGCGGTAGTTTGCGACTTGCGCTTGCTCGTCGTTCACCATAGCCGAGTGATAACCCCACTTCTTGCACGTTTCCTGCGTGAGGTTACGACGGGCAATGGCGGTAGGAACTCCGTTCGTTACGAAAGGGCGAGTGTTCTTCGGTTTGTTTGTTTCATTCGTTATTGGTATTTCCATTCGTTGTTTGTTGTTGGGTTGTATGTTTTGTCCACAGCTAAAGCAATGGCTCGAACCGTCTACGTAAGTTGATCGGGCATCGCTCGAACCGCAGGATGGACACGACGTGTGGACTTGCTCGTATTCAGCCATGATTTTGGTATCGTTTTGTCACAATATTTGATTCCTTTCTTTTCGCACCACATTGCGTAGGTAGTCTTGCTACCCTTGCGAATTTTGTTTGATGCGTTTTGAAAGCAAAGACGGACGTCGAGTTCGGGATGTTGTTCGCGAATCAGCATATGTTTAGTCCTGTCTTCCGAAGTCCATAGTCCCTTGGTTTCGACTATGATGCCGTTAGGCAAGATGAAGTCAGGCGTATACGTTGCTACTTTCATGTACTCAATCTTCGTACTTTCGTACTCGAACTCGACGCCCAACCGCGTCAGATAATGAGCGGTCTTTGCTTCGAATCCAGATCGGTACTTAGAAGTTCGCTGCGCTGGGCGTTTCTTCCTTTTCCGTTTGGTCATCCGTTTCGGGTTGGTTCAAAGTATCTTCGAACGTTTCTCCGCCGTGTTGATAACCGCCCTCTACTGCCGTAAACCCGAACGATGATGCGTTCTCGCTGGCTCCGATTTCTTGGAGTTCGATGACCTGTACGGCTTGAGGTTCCAGAGTCATGCCGAATCCGTGAGCCGCCACGAACCAAAAGCGTACCTTCAATCCTAGCTTGACTCGACTACCCCCTCCGATGATTACGTCGTTCTTCATGGGTTGACCCTTACTGTCAAAAAGACCGACGGTAAGCTTGTATTCGGTGTTGTCTTTGCGTTTACCGCCGCCTTTCATCTTGGTCTTGATCACATAGTTGTTTTCGTCGTCGATAAAGAACGGACTGGCGGCTTGCTTGAGAGACTTCTTGCCTCGCTTTTGACATTCGGCGGTATAAGCTTCCTCGTACAGCGGAGTGATTTCTTTCTTCAAACCGTTCCATTCGTCTTCGGTCAGGATCAACTCGCATCGATATACTCCGTATCCGTCGTTGTCGAATTTGGTGTCGGGTTTGTTAAGCCAGCAATAGCGGGCGGTTCCTATTGGTGTAGTTACTGTTTTCATTTACTTATTAGCGTTGTTTTATGCGAAGAAATAATCAGAACCCAACACCTCAAGCGGATCAAGCGATCCATAAGGGGGCAGGTCTGGTAATTCCTTCTCGGTTTGTTGTTTGATCTCATCACGGAAACCCGCAAGTAGATCGGTGGTGAAAATTTCAGCTGCGGATCGTCGGATTATACCGCCCAAGGCGTCGCACTTGTTGCAATGCGTAGCAAACGAATCATGCACCATAGCCAACGAGTCAATACCGTGTTCTTTGGCGTAGTTTGCAGTCGATTGAGCTACGCTTGCGTCAAGACTATGCACGAAGTTAGGACTAATGCCGTTGGCTTGACGGATCTTGTCGATGTCGGACAAAGGTTCACGCCACTTGACGAACGAAATCTTTTCGCCAAGCAAGGTGCGTATCCGCATCGATTTTGCATCGGCGTACTTTTGTTTGATCTTAAAGCCAAGCGGACTAGTCCAACGTACTTCCTTGCCTTCGTGTCCAAGTATTCGAGCGACGTCTTGTAACCATTTCATAACGGCGTTCGGTCGGTCGAGACATTCGTCCATTGCTTTCCATACGAGTTGGGACAACTGACCAATGGCGATTGTAGATTCGTTACCAAACGGGTCAAGGTTGTCCTTCAAACATTTCTCCGAGTACCATTCGGCGACGTACTCCCTGCAAGAGTATCGCGTACCGCCGTAGGGTTTGACCATGACGGGTCGCTTGGTCGTCTTCCTGTCCACTCCAAACTTTAACCAAGCGGTCGCAATGTGGTCGCCTTTCTTGGCTCGGTTCAACAACAACTCGTTCACCCTGTCGGATACGAAGGAGTAGAGGTCGGCGGGTTCGTCAGTTTGTGTAACGTTTGTAGCTGCCCCACCGACCTCATCCCTTCCCAACAACGAAAGTATTTGAATGCCGTTGTTCGAAGCGTCCATTGCAACGGGCAGTCGGGTCTTGAATCCCCTTCCCCCGCATTCCAACATCGCACCCCATTCGAAACAGAACGCCAAGAACTGCCACGGCTCGTCCGCCTCAGTCCACCAGTCGTTCGTTATCGGGTCTTTGCATACTTCGAATATCTCGTTCTTTCGACTGTGTACCCACGCAACTCGTTCGTCGAAGGTCACCTTGTCGTTTCCAAATTGGTTCGCGCCGTGAATGGCAAGCCATCGAGCTTCGGTTTCGGGTTGCCAAATCGTCTGAGTCTCGTCGAAACAAAGCAATGACTTGGCTAAGTCCGTTCCCTGTGGCGAAAGAAAGTAGGGAATCGGATACAAGCGACCACGAAAGTCGAGTTGATGCGGATAGTAAAACTTTTTACCTGCGTACTTGCCCGCCATCCACAACGTCTTGATGATATGCAAGCGTTGACTGCGCATGGACAAGTTAAGGTTGTGAATCGTACCGCATTTGCGACTGTATTCTTTCTTTAGTTCCTTGTCTTCCGATGCACGGGCAGGGAACGGAGGTAGCTCGTAGTCCGACCGTCTGCACATTTCCCCTATTTCGCGATCATTATCCCATGCCCAACGAGCTACCTCCAAAACCTTTTCGTTCACCCTCCATGCCGTCGATTGAACGTGGTTGACTGCGTCCGTGACGGGTTTCATGTCTTCCGTTTTCAAGCTACGCAAGTAGTCCATGTCGTAGGTCTTGATCAAAGTAAGAGGTGGAAGCCCCGCGTCTGGATCGTACCCCCCACGCCAGACCGATACCCAATCTTTCGGAGCTTCCACCATCGGCAACCATAACGGTCGCAAAACTTCTTGGTCCGCGTTGTACCTTTGAATCCAAGCGAACAAGTCGTCGGTTGCCGTGACGTACATCACCGTCTTTTGACGCTCGCCTATCATGTTGAACGCAATGTAATGTGTCGTCGTGCGGATAAGTTCGAGTAACCACGTACCCATCGCAACCTTGTCCCGTCTACTCCACGTCTTCCAACGTTCCATGTTCCCTTTCTTCGCTTCGCCCCGTTCGTGACGCATGAACGCATCCACCTTGCGACGGTAACTACGCTTGCTGTCTTTTTCCACGTCTTTGGCGGCGTAATGAAACACTTCGTTATGTTCCGTTTTCAACCAACGGTAATGCAACTCGTCTTCAATGTACGAAGCGATCCGT